ATATACCAACTCATATTTTTATGTCATTTTATATAGTGGGTATGTATGTGTGTATGTAAGTTATTGATATAGGTGATATGTGACAAGAAGGTAAGGAACACCTAAGTCACCCATAGACTCTATAGACACTAAAGGATTCCTAACAAGACTATAGAGGCATACCGTAGACATACTTAAGGTATTCTTAAGGATACCTAAGGTATATCTATAGTATATCTGAAGGGGGGGAGGGGGGAGTCCCTATCCTCAGTAGCCCGTTTATAGGAACCCTAAGGTATTCAAAGGGTTACACCCCAGTGTTTATTGGGGTGAGACACCTCATACTTTTAATCTACATCCCACTCAGTTTCGAGACACTCAGCTTCTTCAGCTATTAGCTCTGCCACATCATCTATCGGGAATAGCTTCTCACAGTTCAAGACCCAGCTCTGAGGAATGGCTATACATGCTCCACCCTGCTGACCTTCTTGATTCCAAGACCTCATGATTACTACCTTTTCATCATTGTCCACTAACAGCCAACCAACCTCTTGGCACTCTGCTAGTGGGGCCTCCATCATCTCTTCTAACTCAGTCCAGCCATAACAGCCTTCCTGAGCATCTATCCATGTGAGCCTAACCATAGGTAGTGTATTAATATCCAGACCTTCTACATCCACGTTGTGCTCCTTGAGGAGGCCATCATATTAGCACCATCCATAAATCGGTTAATTTCATCCTGCATCATCTCATCCGACGCTCTCGCATCATAAGATCGACATCAGCAGCCATTTGTTCTGTCCAGTAGGCTACACCCATAGCTAAAGCATCTAGTCTATCATCATGGGCCAGTGATCCACGCTCTTTAGTGAGCCTAGTCATCTGATACATTAGCATATACTTAGCTTGTTGCTCTACAGGGTACTTCTGAACGCTATCATAATCACTTTGGATGACCTTTGGGTCAATAACGAGTCTGTGTTGGTTCATTACAGGCTCTAAAGTATCGATTATACGGAGTTCTTTTTGCTTACTATGGCGAACTTCTTCCATTGTACAGGGATATATGTCCCTCATGTACGGAGTAAGTAGCTCATTGAACATACCATCACCAAAGTTACTCTCGATTAGCACTACATTTACCTTATGTAGCTTAGCAATCTCGCATAGTTTAGTTAAAGTAGCCTCACCATAGCCTCCATCAAGGCCTCCACACTCTGGAACGTACAAAGTACCACCACGATTCTTCACTACAGCGTAGGAAGTTTCATCGGAACCTCGTCCAGATGGATCTATTACAAGCACAGAGCCGTCATAGTCTACGTAGTCGCCCACAGTAGCCTCAGGAGCGAAGATCTTATCTCCACTAAGGCCAACGTTAGGGAGATCTTTAATCTCCTTTAGACGGCCATACACGAGCTTCTCTGGCATCTTATCTCTATCTACTGACATGACTATTAAGTCAGACATCTTCAGAGGATACCTATCAGCATCAGCTAAGCTAGTATCTAGCATAAACTGTAAGGCGAAACCTGAACGTCCATACGATAATTCACGCTCTGTTAAGTCCTTATCATCGAATCGCTTAGGATCTACTGGTTGCCCTTCTGAGAGCTTTCCTTCTTCATGTATCCTATCCCATATCATGGGGGCTAAACGTTCGCCGTAGCTCTTCTCAGCGGCTCTAGCAGCGGGTACGCGTGCTGGCCAGATGCGAAGGTTATAACCACGCTCTGTTAACGTGTTATATAGCGACATTTCACACTGTGGAGTTCCCAAGTACATAATCTTACCTTTCGGAGATAGTACTGCATCGAATTCCTTCACAGCTTCACCGAGCTTATCTCTCATACCCTGTGTCATAGAGTTCGCTGGAACCTCGACATCATCGGCTATGATTAAGTTTGCACGGCTACCCGTCAACTGTCCTGAGATACCTACAGATTTAACTGAAGGAGACCCAGAAGCCTTGGCTGGTGCAACATCAAACGCTATCTTAGACCACCTCTGGTCTTTCTTAGCTATTAAATGTTGACACATTGGCAACTCAAGGATTAATCTTTGTGTAAAAGTACTGAAATCATCAGCACGAGCCTTAGAGGCAGATACTACCATGATCTTAAAATCAGGATCCATTAACAAGCACCATACGACGAAGGCTGCTGTAACGTAGGACTTACCTACACCACGGAATGCCTCAAGAATAGCCCTGCGAGGGGCTTCTTGTAGGAATACAGCCATGTCATATTGTACAGGAGTTGGATCTGGTAGGTTCAAATGCTGCCATACTAAGTAGAGGAAGTTACGAAAGTCATGCAACTCCTCTGGTATAGTTGCTGTTTTCTTTAAGAACATACATTATCATCCTGTATTATTTACTTTCTTTGGAACTCTTAGGAGTCTTCTTGACCTCCGGTTTGCATTTCTTGCAGACTGGGACGAGGGGATTAGTGTAATTAGTCTCTAATTTCATCATTCCACACGCCGCACACTTATAGTTGTCCATTGTTCTTCCTTTATTATTAACAGTTACCGCACGCGACCGAGATGATCACGAAGCCTAGTATGATTAGTAGATCGATACCCATACTAATTTCCTTTCTTGTGGTTACGAGCAGTATTAGCCTTTGGGCTTAATATTCGTAAGTTTGAGAGTTTATTGTTACTAGGGTTCTCATCTTTATGATCCACCTGTTGCTTAGTTTTAAGTTTAGCCATACCTTTGGCCTTCCGAGCATTGTTGACCTTAAGTCTAGCTCTGTTACGTGCTGCTCTCTTAGCCTTAACGTGCGGCTGCGAGTCATACTTACGCTCTTTACTATAGTCTCTACTCATTAGTGTGGAGCCTCCGTAAAGGGTAAGTTCTGTAGTAAGTTGTGACTGGGGGAACCAGCCTCTATAACACCAGCGAACGCTCCTGCGTCCTTTAGATACTGGCGGGCGACTGCAAGTTCGGCGGCTGTAGCTGCTCCGCTACGAACTCTAGCTAGTAAGTCTTTAGCCAGTTCTGCCTCTAATAATTCTAAAGTATCCATTTCAATGCCTCATTTAATGTTTCTGTATTACGCCTAGACCAACCCTTTCCGTAGATCGAGAAGGTGTCGAGAGACTCATAATGAGCCTGTCTCAAGCTATAGTACTCGTTGATTGTTTTGCGAATAGCGCCTACATTGCTTGTATGGCTCTCTACTGCGTTTAATGTCTTAGACCCTATGATTCCATCTGCTGTAACACCTACGATGTTCTGGAGCACCTTGGACGCTCTGGAGACACCTGCGTTAACTGCAAAGTCCATAACCATTAAGTCTAATCCGTCAGGAAGTCTATCGCACTTACACTTCAGCCAATAGTCTGTCCAATATATCCTTTCAGCTACCATGATAGGTAGTCTAGCTATATCAAGGTGAGGATATGCTCTCTTAGAGATACCGAAGTTAGTTTCTCCTCCAGCATCCTTAGGATCATTCACATATCCGCCTTCATGTTTTAGTATAATATCTATAGTCTCTTGCCACATAAGTTATCCTTTCATTACCTTGGCTATCTTCTCACCACTCCGGCCTACTACGTAACCACCTAAGCCTAGTTGTAATAACATCCACGCCTCATCTCTAAGGGGTGTCGCTAGGAGTCCTAAGGAGTCACCTACGGCTAGTGTTAAAAAGGTAAGCATAGTTATGGGCCTCCATGCGGAAACCAACCAGTGATCACTCTGGGCTTCTGAGGCTATGATTGAGTGTTGTCCTTCAAGTGCAGACCTCTCATAGTCAAAAACCTTCTGCATTGCAGCAGCTTGGACATCTAAAAGATGCCCCTTTGCCTTTAACTTCTCTTCTGTACTTGTATGCAATTCGTCTAGTAACTTAGCGGCTGGTTTAAAGATACCAGCGATCAATTCAGAAATGACCATGCTATACTCCTAAAAGTTTAAAGATTGTTGTAATACCGATTGTCTTAATACCTAAAGTCAGGGCTATGCCCACACTTGTCCATTTTACAATAGAGATTAGGTTCCTAATATCTCGGATTCGTTCCCATTGCTTCTTATCAGAGTTCTTAAGATTTTCTAGTAGGACTCTGTTATGAGTTAATTCCCACTCATGTTTTTCTACCTTAAGGTTTAACTCCTCAAGATTCTTATTGTTACTCATCGTTGACCCCTTGTTAAGTTTCACTCACTACTTTTGGGGTGGAGTGTGTGTTTTAGTTTGCTATAGAGTAAGTCACTCCGCCTTGAATTGTCATACCTGACATATTACCGTTTGATTTCTCATTACCTGCTAAATTACGGATATTAATATGAGTGCCTGAAGCATCAGCACTTATCATTATGTCAGTAGCTGCAACATTGTTTTGATTACCTAATACACCCCAAGCATTATTATCACCCACTGTTTGAGGTAATCCTGTTATTCTTGCAGCACTACCGCTTGATGTTGTTGGATAGGTTATATTAAACCAAACAGTAACCATGTTACCTACCTTTACCCATCTACCAGAAGCGGCTGAGAAAGTAATACCGTTTCCAGCAGGTGTCCAAGTTCCTGAAGTAGAGCCTTCAGGGATAACAATACCATCTATAGCATTTGTTACATCCGTATTTGTTGCATACCCGCTTAAGTCTGGTAAGACGTAGGTAGCTAGATCTAATGCTTTACTCATTATGAGTACTCCTTGCATTAAAAGAAAAAGGAAAGGGGATCCGAAGACCCCCCGTAAGTGTTACTAAGGTGTATCTGTAACTAAGTCAGATGAACTAAAGTTATGACCAACTAAGTCAACAGACCCACTGACATC